CTTGCCATGAATCGATAGTGCTTTATAAAAGCGGCCCATTGATTCGGTTTCACAAAGCCATCCAGAATTGCTTTTTGTTCCAGTTTATTCAGATATCGGAAAGGTAACTCCACATTTGTATTGGCATATAACATATCCAATTCTGAATACTCAATGCTCGGTTTTCCAAGAGACTTATCTACATTATCATGAAGAGACCAGAGCCAAGTGCGAATAAATTCCCGTAGCGCTGTTCCAGTCAAGGTATTAATTGCAAGAACCGGCTTTAATTTAATCCAACTCTTGTAATGATTACGACAATTCTCGCATGGAAGAATTTCGCCCGTGACCGTGAGTAATTGAACCCAGGCAATTTGTTCATCCTTTACAAAAAGTCGAGCACAGCTTCCAATTCGTTCAGCGAGACCATGCAGCACTCTCCAAAGAAGCGGCCCCCATGCAAGCCCTTCAGGATCAATGTAGCGGTCCTTTTCACAGCCGCACGGCATTTGTATGTATCCACATCTTTGAATCGTAAAGAAACCGCAAAATTGAATCTCTTTGCAACTCTACCATTCCACTAAAATGGAATGGTACGGTCGCACACATTTGAATCCAGCGCGTACTAAGAAACTTATGAATCGTTGGCAGGCACCTCCAGGAAACACAGCTGCTCGCTATTACATGGAGTTTCCTGAACTCTATCCAAACTTCTTGCCTGATGACCATCATATTGTAAAATACGATGAATCCAAGTATCCTACACATCGTGACTACAGAACCTTCAAATCGGCTCCTAAGTCAATAAAATCACCGCATCAGGTTGAATGGGAAGATGGATATGGGCCCTGTAATGTGTGTGAAGTCTGTATTGCAGCCGCCACAAAAAATCATCAGCAATCGGCTGACTATTATAGGCGGCTAGAAGCCTGGCGTACAAATGGAACTCCTATGTAGCCTACGCGCTGAGCAACTGGCGCTCCCAGACAATCTTTTTCTCCTGGTAAAGATAAGTTAGAATCTTTGCAAATGGAATACCCTTATTACCAACCATATATGCAAGGTTGGCAGGAGCAACATTACTGAAATCAAGATCAATATGAACATCTACACAATCACCGCTCCATTCATTCTTATGATACCTCTTTACAGCACTCTTCTTTACAGGATCAATATTCCATGTATTATCATCTGTATATCCAACAAGTGTATCACGATGAGATTCACGGTTATCCTTCTTGGCAGAAGTTAGCCAAGACTTATTCTCACCGATTGACTGTGCCTTATCATAGGTAATGCGAATTGTTAGGTCAATATCTACTAGCAGTCCAGAACCACTTGCATCCGCCGAGGTAGTTGCCTTGCCAAACCATGCCTGACGAACCTCCTTCTCAATTACAAGTGAATCAACAACATTCATCTTATCCATCAGAGCAGTCATATCAGTAATCATCTGAGAGACCTGTAGCTTGAGACTTGAGACTTCCTGGGTAAGAGTTACAAGGCTTTCCTTTGTACTGAAGGTGTTCATTTGAGTCCGCATTTCAGCAATAATTGCACTCACGTCATCAAACTTATTCTTCATGCTCAACTGGTGAATCTGCTCACAGAGCAAGTCAACCGCTTCATGAGTAGCAAATGTCTTCAACTGTAGCCTAAGTTCTTCAATCTGACTAGTTACAAGTGTAGAGGTTTCACGATTCGTCTCTACAAAGTCAGTAAAGTTTGAGCTAAGAGTATTTACCTGCTTATGTACCCTCTCAACCTCATTTAGTACAGCATCATCCATAGGAAGAGGTGTCCAGGGGCGGAGATTTCCAGAGAGGTCCATCTCACGCTCCCTAGTGATTGTAAAGGGCTCATACTCATTAATAAGACCAGGCATATCATCAAGGCCAGGCATATCATCATCAATATTCTCTACAGCAAACTCCTTTGCATCCTCACCCTCATCATCCGCAACCTCGCCATCATCTTCATCCTCGGCAGCTTCATCCTCGCCTTCATCCTCGCCTTCATCCTCACCTTCATCCTCAACTTCATCCTCAACCTCATCCTCAACTTCATCCTCAGCAGCTTCATCTTCAACCTCATCCACAAGCCCTTCAATATCCTTGATCTCTGTCACAGCATGAAAATCAAGAATGGTGATTGTAGTCTTTGTAAGCAAGTATGCCATTGCGGCCATAACACTTGTGTATAGCACCAGAATTGCAATGTTAGTAGAACTCTTCTTTTCATCCATATCAAGACTATAGGGCTCCATGGTTAGTTGATTTTCTTTCTACATTTTTTTCCAACGCAGCCAACCTTCAAATTTTGGATGGCTATAAAACAAGTCGAATTAACGTGAACACATGGCGTGAAAAATTTTTCACTGCCTCAAATTCAACAGCACCACCTCGAACGGCTCTTTTTAAGAGCCCTTCTAATTCTACCATCTTGGGCTTCAAAACATAGTTTCCATAGCGTTCAGTTAACATTTCACGAGTAAATGTATTTTCAACTTCACGACTCTTATTCACATATTCGTGAAGTATAAAAAGCCATTCTCGAACCGCTGGAAAAAAACTAGGACCAGCTCCCAGAGCCTCAAGCGGATGAAGTCGCTTCCATTCTTGATAGTGTTTTCTACATAATGCACATGGCATAACTATTTCAAGCATTCGTAGTGCATAGATAAATTCACGTTGTTGATCATCCAAGATAAATTGATGCGGTGTTCTTCCAGCCCTCTCGGCAATTCCGTGAAGAATTTCCCAAAGTGTCGGCCCCCATTCTGAATTTTTTGGAACGGCCAAATCCGCCGCAGACATCTAATCGGGTAGTTAAAAATTTGACATTTAAAACACGCAATGTGTAAAGTACGCAATGACGGACACGCGATTTCCTGTTCCAAGTTATCTATGGATTTCTCTTGAAGCCACCTTACAAGCCGAATCTCGCAAACTTGTTAAAGAAATAGCGGCAACTCTTGGCCAAAATGAAGCCGCTCTGTGGAAGGAGGTGAGTAAAGAGAAACTCTCTGCTTATCTTGTGGATATGATGGATCCTACAGATGAAAGTCTTCAATGTATTGGATATACTCTAGATGGTGTTGTACAAAAGCCCTGCACAAATCCAGTAATCTTCGGAAAAAAGACATGTCCTCACCATACAAACACAGTAATTAAGAAACCTGATTCATCACTTCCAAAGTACAGACGCCTCAAGTACTTTGATGAAGAGGAGAGCACAGATAAGACATGCTATGTAAATGCATCTACAAATGATGTAGTTGATTGTGAAACACTTCTGCGAATTGGCACATGGAATCCTGAAACACAGTCGCTTGTATTGTTTATCGCCTCGGAGTAAAATTTGAAAACTTTTTTGTATACTGTATAGATACTATTACAACATGTTCTCAATTGGTCGAACACCAGGAAGTTCTCGCGTCTATCAAACAGTCAGTTCACCTCCATGTGAATCCCCCTTTGCTGCAATAGCAGCAATGTCTGATATTCAACGTTGGGGGCTTGTAGGCACGCGCGCAGAAGATATCCAACAATCCAGAAATAAAAAGGAACTCGTTAAAAAGGCTGCAGATCCTCCACTTCCAGATCCAAAGGTCTATCCACTTATTGGCTCTTATGACCGCATTATAACGTCTATCCTCCATAAACTTCCTTCAAATCTTCGATTGGCCCAACGAAAGTTAAATATCATGCTGACACCACCCACCGCAAAGGTAACAAAGTTCTTTCCATGGTCTCAAGAACAAATCAAGGAACTTCATCAACTCTTTCAGCAACAGATTCAGTTTCGGTTTCAGATGAAGCGACTTGTACTTCGCTATCTTCAACGCAAGAGTAAAATTATGAATGAGGCAGACCCTATTACGATGGAGCCGCCTACACAAGCCGTATCACTCTATGCGCCCAATGTGAAGTCTATCTATCAGTTTGAAGCCCGGTCTCTTGCACATCACTGGACTACACTTCTTCTTGGACACGATGACTTCTTTGTTGAGCCACGTTTTCCTACAAATCCCTTTACAAATCTCCCCGTTGATATTCTCAGTCTGAAGAATGCAATTGCAGCTCTGCGGCAACACGGTCATTTGAACTGGATTCTTGAATCCTTTGCATCCTGTAAATTCAATCCTACCAAGTGGGAAATGCAGTTCGACCTGCCCCTTCGAATTGAGGCTATTCGCTCAACACTGAAGGACAAGGGATCGCGAGACCGACTTGATTATTTGGTAGAGTTTGCCGATAAGCAGTTCTATGAGAATATGGTCACCTTCAATAAGAATCTCTTTACTTGGATCTTCAAGGAGCATCCTATGAGCCAGTATGAACGCTCATGGGAAACTCTCTGTGCACAGTACTATATTAACAGGATAACCACTTCAAATAGTGAAATACTTGAGCGTCTACAGGAGGCCATCGTAGTAAAGTCTAAGCGGCTTATGGATGTTCCTCCAGAGATTAAGGAGGCATGGGACAAGACTCGTACACGAATTCGTATTACTCGCAGACTAAGTGTAATCGATGTACCCATCCCACAGTTTATTATAACAACAGGTGTTCGCAGGGGTCGTCATGAAATGATTGAAAATATTCTTGCAGAAACGGAATCACTTGCAAGTACTCTACCTCTACTTATTGCGGCTGCTAGTCTAGAATCAGAGACTGACTCGGATGAGGAGATTGAACTCGACAGTAGCCCTGCGTAGGAAAATTTGAAGTCAACCCACTTTTTTAGTACCACTACTCAAATGTCGAATCAGTGTGAAAAATGTTTCTGCTACATCTATGATACTGTAGTGCGACCTCTACCTCCATCCGATCCCTTTTACAACGTTTTAAAGTTTAAGAGACTTGGTCCGATTGCATCAGAACTTACACGAGAGATTATCCGAATTCTGGGCATAATGGGCGATGAGTTATATATAAATGGAGCTGCACATAAAGAATTAATCTATTCATGTCTACTCTGTGTAGATGCAGGCTTTGTACACTCTAATCGAAATGTATCAAAGGAAGAGTGGCGATTTAATAATCCACTCTCTTATTCACATCAATATCTCCAAAGAATCTGTACCTCATTAAAAATGGAGATTCGAGGTGTTCATGAACAACACTGTGGGCTAATCACAGTTGCAATAATAGAGAAAAAAGAAGAAGATGATGATCTCTATGCTTAGCCTGAAGTATTTAGTCTCCACCTACATATTTTATTTTTATCGGGAACAGATTTATACATTTTCCCATCATTACCTTTTTTAATTTCACCGCAGTGCTCATTTGCTGGAAAAGGTGGAGAATCACGAGTAAGATATTTTTTATCTATTTTTCTCGTCGCATGTGTTTTTTTACCTTTCACTTCAGCCATTTTAGCTGTCATTCTTTTATGCTCAGCTTTTGTAAGTCCTAGAGGATTTGTATCTGTTTTTAAAGCATATCCTATATTTCTTAACCATACTTTACGACAGTCGCCAATACATTTTCCTTCCATCATTTCATCAAGAAGTTTAAAAGCCTCTTTTTTATTAATAAATGGCATAGTATAGTCTAC